CCACGGGTTTGTCGGCTCGTCCAGTTCAGCAGATGCGCGGCGAATGGTGCAGATGTAAGCGCCAGTGCCTACAGCTTCGCCCGCTTCTATAAGTGCAGCCGCAACATCAGCGGCGATTTGCGAACCGCTCACGACCGAAGCAGCCTGTTAGTCTTGCCGCCGATCAATGGCGCTAGAATGCCATCAATTACAGACACAACGGGACGCTGTGCATCTGCGCCACCCGATGCTAATGAAGTCCAACTTATTTCACCAACCTGTGTCAAAACCTTTTGCTCGCCAGGAACCACGTCAGGGGCAAGAACCCCCGGCTTCGCCAGTTCGCGGATTGCGGCCTCGGCTGTAGCGTCCTTGATCTCCACCGGGATTTCGTCAACCGGGATTTCTTCGCCATTTGCATCCTCTGCATCAGTGCGCGGCCATTCCAAAGACTGGGTGCGCTTGGCTGTTTTGTATCCGCTAAAACGTATCCGATATGTGGCATCAACCCACCGAGTTGCACGGCGCAGCGCAGCCTCTTGATCGGCTACAACCCCATCGAATGACGCACCTACGCTGTCGGCATAGGCCACCGCTTCGGCTATGCTGATATAGCCGTCTGTGCCGACTGTGATAGCCATTAGATGTAAACCACTCTCTTGAGGGCTTTACGCATTTCAAAAACCGTTGCGCTGTCGCCAATCTCGACGCCGTGCGCTTCTAGAAGTTCGCGCACGTCTGTTTTCTTCATTTTGTCGATATTATCTGGATCGTTGATTTCAACCACATCAGACTTTCGGCTGCGCAATTCCTGCACTTGTGCGAACGTCAGTATCTGGCCGGGTTCGTATCCGTCTTTGTTGTTGCTCATTTTGGCACCTCGCTTCTGGGCTTGAGAAAGGGGCGACATAAGCCGCCCCTCGCAAAACTCAGGTTTAGTTAGTGAACAGGAAAGCCATAGGGACATTCTTGCGCTCAACTACGCGGTCGAATGTTGCCGCAAGTGCAAGTTCGGCAAGCGTGAAGCTATCGCCAGCAGGAGTCCCGGTATTCTGGAATCCAGCAGGGTGAAGCAGCCACGTTTTACGCTCCCACAGTTCTTCTTGACCGCCGCCGTTACCGCCGCGCACGTTGCGGTCAATCTCAACAGGGGTTGAAGGGTTGCCTTCGCCGTAGCCAAAAGCGCCGGGGCCAAACAGAACCGAAAGGTATTTCACGCCATCGGTTGCTCCTGCAATCGCCGGGAGTTGGTCGTCAACGATAATGCGGCGTCCTTGATAGGCGCGATAAAGCAACACACCATCGCTGTCGCGCACATCTTCCGCACCGTTTTGCTCGGTCAACTGCTGAGACACAGCGGAGTGCATTGCAATCGCTGTTACACCGTCCACCATGTCACCCATTGTGTAAGCTGCATTGATAAACGCATCATTTGACCACCGCGTTGCTGCACTTTGCCCAGCAATGCTTTCGGATGAGATATCATGGATCATATCGCCTGCATCGTTTGCGGCGTTGTCAGCAGCCACGCCACGGACGGATGAAATTAAGCGGCGCTGCCATTGGCGCATCCAGTATGTGCCGAAGCGGTTGCGAACATGCTGCAACGCATCTTCACCCATTGCCAACTCACGCGGCAAGTCCATTGCCGAGTAGCCTTGGTTCAGGAACGCCTTGCGAGAGATTTGCTCGCCTTGCGCGACCTTAGCGGGGGCTGCATCAACGGCAGGATCGTCGCTGGAGTAGTTTGGTTCGTCGTCTGCGTCCAGATCATTCCAGAACGGCAGTTCAGCAGTTTTACCCGCTGCTGATGCAAGGCTATCCATAAGGGGATCACGAATTGCAATTCCAGCGTCAAAGAACGCAGTTTTCTCAGGTGAATTTACAGGCGCAAGGTCTTGGTAAACCGTTACGTCCACGATGTCGGAAAGACGAATATCAGCCATTGGGCTAATCCTTTATTTTTGAGAGGCAGCGCCTAGCCTGCGGCTTTAATGCGCTCGTATTCCTCTGGATTTGAACGATGCAGGGAAACCTTTTCCGAAGAACTCAGTTCGCCCCATTTTTTCTGTGGCCCCGACCCACTGCCGCCCTTTGACCCGCCGCCCGAAGGTTGCGTTACAAAGTCCTTGCCCTCGCTGGATGCCCATCGCTTGACGTGTTCTGTCAAGTTGACTGGCCCCATGTCGGTTTCAACGTAGGCTTTGCCATCGTCTGACACCTTCACACTGTCTGCCAGCAAGCCGCGTGCGGCCTTGGCATACATTGCATTCGTAACCCCTGCTGTGGTCAGCGCGTCTGTCAGATCACGGTCAAGTGCATTGCGGCGAGCAGTTTCTTGCGCTGCCGTAAACTTGCCTTTCCAGTCGTCACGCTCTGCCTCAAGTGTCTGGCGTAGCTTTACCAGCGCGGCCTCGTCAGGCTTCCCATCTTTGAGTTTCGCCCACTTTTCAGCGTCAAAGTCTTCGGGTAATTCCTTGGTTAATGCCTTGGCTGCGTCCCGCTCCTGCCGCGCCGTGTCACGGTCGGCTTTTGTGCGTTCGTATGCCGTCTTGAGGTTGATTACTTCGGGGTGTTCGTTGACGCCCTCCACTTGCAGGACGAACTTGTCATCCATTTGAGCATAAAGGGCTTTAATAGCTTCTTCGAAGCCGTCGAGGGTATCGACTACAGTTTTGAGGGCCATCGGCCATCCTTTCGGGTTGTGTTAATGCGCTATCAGCGCGGGTTAAACTTCCGCATCGCGGTCGGTTATATCGCCCTCAATGAGAGCGTATTCTTCTTCAGCAGTGCGTTCGGACGACATAACGCCACCCTTTTGACTGCGCTCATAAAAGGTTTGCCAGGACATGCCGCCATCAACGACAAGTTCCCAAAATGCTTTAACGTCCTGCGCTGATATGGCGTGTTCAAGAAGATCAGTGGGTGTCTTGACGATCACCTCATCCTCGTTCGCCCCGGCCATTACAGCTGCGTTTCTAAGCGCCCGTTCCAGCAATGAGCAAGACACTTGGGCAATGCTCAGAAGGTTTGCAGTTTCGGACTGGAAGCGAAGCTGTCGTGCGTTGCCGCTTTCTTGCGTGTTTTTTGATTGCTCAAACATCCGTGCACCGGATTGAACGGCTGTTTCTTTGTTGGCTTCGATGGCTTCCAGATGTGCTTGAATGCCGGAACATGACGGGCTTACATATTTCAAGTCTGGCTCTAGACCTTCACTGCCGAACATCTCATGAACAACGCCAGCGCCAACGGCCCTTGGTGCATCGCCGTTGATTGCCACAAGCGTTTCCTGCCCGCTCATATAAAGCTGGAGGCGGTAGTCTGCCGATAGTTGATACATAGCCAATGCCGCACGGGCAACGCCAGCAAGGGGCGGGCTTTCAACGTCTGGGCCAATGTCCTTTGCAGATGCTACGACAAAGGGAATACGCTGGATAACATTGCCGCCGCGTGAAGTCGGTGTGATATCTTCGGAAGAACCGCCCTTGTGCAGTTCCTGCTGATAACGGCCTTCAATCATTTGTAGCACGCGGTATTTCTCAACGTAGGTCCAGTAAAACCCGGTCCTCTCGTTGTCGCTTTCGTCCAAAACGTAGAAGTCGCCGCCGTCCTCATCCCAATTTATGATGGTTTCAGCATTGTAGCCTGACAGGAATGGATCACCGCCGCCTGGTGGTGCGTCTGCGAGAACGCCATAGCGACCCATTATAAGAAGTTCGCGGGTTATGCGCTTGTGAAAGTCCGACATGGACATGCGCCTGCCGTTTACGTTCTCGTGCAGGTATTCCAGTGCTGACGGCAATTCGATTGCAATTTCGCGCTGGTGAATTATGCCAACCATCGCGCCGATACTAACCGACATGATATCAGAAAACTGCGCCCGCTTTTTATAGGCGTCATAAGCTGCGGTCCCGCCGTCTGCATGACCACCCGCTTTTGAATATCCCGATGGCTTTGGAAGGAACCGCTCACCCTGCGCTTTTATTGTGCTTTCGCCGTTGTAAGACGAGCGGCATAAAAGCCAGTCGTCACGACGCCCCACTGTGATTTCGGGGTGCTTATGTGCTACGTCCATTAGTGCATCCCTACTACGTGTGCTGTGCGTCCCTCACGGGGTTTCTTGATTAACTCATTGAATGCACGGCTTGCCGCGTCCACTTGGTCGTCGTGCTTGGCAACAGGGAAAGCGCATATCTCGTCAATGAAAGTCTTGGTCCACTCGCCTTTGACCAACAATACGTTGCCAACTTCGGCTTGTGCCGCCATCGGCTCGGCCCGTGTCTGCTTATCGCCCGTCTCAGGGCTGGATCGGTAATTGAAGCCCGATAGCTGCTTGATCATGTAGGCGACCTGCGACTTGCCAGCTTGGCCGGGGTCTTGAGGGATTGAACCCTTAACGTGTCGCCCATCTTGTGATGCTGTGTTAACCAAAAGCCTTTCGACCTTGGCCGGGGTGCCTCTTATCCGCGCCATGTCTGCAATAACAAACCGCCCATCGGGAGCTCGACCCATAAGGCAACCCGCCGTCCAGTCGCTGTCGGTGCCTTCCGAAGCTGCAAAGTCCCATGCTCTGACCCAAGCGCAACCAGATGGTGCAGCCGGGATAATCTCGAACCAGTCACGCTGGAACATCCCGCCGCCGCGCGGTACGGGGTTTTGCATGTACTGCCCTGCGAAAACGTACCGACTTGCGGCCTCTTGGCGCTCAAGCATTTCGGTCGGGAATTGCGCGGGCCAGAATGACTTGCCGTCATCGTCCATCGCGGGGATAACTATGTGATCCCATTCTTCGCCGTTGCCGCCCTCCAAAAGAAAACCCGTAAGGTCTTCCTCATGAAGCCGTTGCATGATTACGATGATTGGCGTGTCAGGGCTGTTTTTCCGGCTTTCCATCGTCATTTGAAACCAGTCAATGACGTTCTGCCTCTGGACTTCGCTTGTCGCCTCGCCTGCCTTGTGTGGATCGTCAATTACGATTGCACCGCCAAAGCCTTCGCGCATCTTGCCAGCGCCATATCCGGTGATTGTGCCGTCTGATCCTGTGGCATAGATCACGCCGCCTGCGCTGGTGCGAAACTCGTCTTTTGCGCGGCTGTCATCGTTGATATCCACCCAAGGGAATATCTGCCTGTATTCGTCCGACTGCATCATGGCTCGAACTGCGTAGGTGTTAGCCGTGGCAAGTCGCTTAGAATAACTTGCGTGGATAAACTCGCTGTCGGGGAAAAGGCCAGATGACCACGCTATGAAGTTCTTGACTGCAATCTCTGTTTTGCCAGACCTCGGAGGCACGTTGATAATCAGTCGCTTTGACTTGCCGATCATGACCCGTTCCAGCGCGTTGCATATTGTCTGCTGGTGCCAGTTCCGTATCAGTTCCGACGCACGGTGATGCTTGAACATCGTGACAGTGAAGTCGAACAAACTGCATCGGCAGTCTGCTATCTCGTCAGGCGTCATCCTTGAGTTTCCGCCGCATAACTTCCAAGGCTGTTTCCTGAACCGCGCTTTGTGGTGTCATCGTGCCATCTTCGGAAACATGGTTTACCGTGTTTGTCTCACGCCATCCGCCCTGCGTTTTCAGAAAGAAGATGCGCGACGTGGTGTCCCCGTCTAGAGCGTCTTGAATGAGGCTATTCCCGACCTTTGCAATAACATCGGCACGGGCGCTTTTATACGCCGCATTTACCTCCGGCTGTCGCTCTCTGATATTGTCGAACGTCCGCTGCGCAATACCAAAGAAGTCGGCAAGCTGCTCGTATGTGAGAACAGCGGCGAGCTTGCGCACGTCTGTTATTTCATCGTCTGTCAGGACGCGGGGTTTAGGTGGCATGGCT